TTGTAATTTAATTTGAGAATAAATTTCTCAAGAAAGTCTTGATAGTCTCTTGCGGCGGCATCTTGGTTCAGCAGTTCACCATTCTGATAGATTTCAAACACATTCGGTTTGATACCACGAATAATTTTGAACGACTTGTTGCCTGTATCGAATTCAACTTCTACAACACATTCTTTAGCATTGATTGAATTCAACAGTTGCGGCTTGTTGATTTTACGAAACGGTTTACCAAACAAAGCAAAGCACACGCCATCAAGCATTGTGCTTTTACCAGAACCATTTGCACCAACAACTAGTGTGTTTTCAAATTCATCAAAACGAATCTCTGTGAAATGATTGCCAGTTGAGATGAAGTTTTTATATCTAAGTTTACGAAAAATTATCATTCTATATTTTCTGTATTCAAGGCTTCAACATAAAGTTCACGCATGAATGTTTTCAGTTTCTCATTGTCAACATTGAGTTCTAAATTGTCAATGTATTTGGAAAGAATTGTCATTGTATCTTCTGCTTGGTCTACAATGTCTTTATCATCTTCAATAATTATCTCAGTGAAATCTTCAACAACAGAGATATCAGCTAGACCTGCTTTGTAAAGATTGTCAATCACTGTATCAAACAGATATGGGTTCTGCTTATTAACTACAATAACTTTGACATGTGTACCTTGATATTGTGAGTAGTCATACTTTTTCCAATACTCAAAATCATGTTCACTGTCATCATAGACAATCTTGAAGAACATCTTATATGGGTTCGGAATGAATTCTATTTGACGAGTCTCTGTATCAAAGATATGAAAACCTCTTGTGTCATTATAGTCAGCCCAAGTAATCTCATACTGATTACCAAGATAGTGTACAACGCCATCTGAAGACTTGTGATGAAAGTGTCCAGACAATACCATATCGAATCTATCAAACACATCTCTGTTCAGACCTTCATGGCACACATTGCCACGGTCCATTTCAAAGCCAGAGATTTCAAAATGACCAAAGACTAATTGTACTTTAGCATCTTTCAAAAGAGCCATACTTCTATCATAGTTCTCTTCACATATCCATGGCATCAATAGAATATCAACACCATCGAATGAAACTACTTTAGGGTCATCATAGATGAATGGCTCATTCACACCATCATATGAAGTGCAGAGATTTTGAATTGCGTTTACTTTGTTTGTGTTCTTGAAGTAGGTGTCGTGATTACCAATCAAGATGTGTGTGTCAATGCCTTCTTCCCAGAATCTACGCATGAAACGATTCTGAAAGTCAGATGCAATATTGTGATTGATAAACTTACGGCGGTCAACAACATCACCCAAATGAATACATGTTTTGATGTTGTGTTCTTTTAGGTATGGAAAGAATGTGTTTTCCCAAAACTTGAAGAAGAAGTCATTGAACACATGACTATCTCCACGAGCACCGAAGTGTGTATCATTGATGAGTGCAATTTTCATAGTCTGTCAGTATAACAAAAAATGATAAAGGTGTCAAGAACTTTTTTCTGATTCTTTTAAGATTGCCTCTACCTCTTCTAACGGAATAGTTTCAATGTCTTCCAATAACATTTCTTCAGGCTCAATAAATTTCTCTATGCCTTTATTGGTTGACTTGTCTTTCTTCTTCTTCTTGCTTTCTTCAAAATTCTGAATGAATTCGGAAATGTTATCATAGAGAATGAATGGTCTACTTGTACCAGTGTCTTCATCATACTCATCTTCCATGATTCCAAATTGTTCAGTTGCTTTGTACTTCACATAGAGTTGTTTCTTCTCTTTCATAATTCGCCGTAAGAAAGCAAAGTAAATGATTTGAGTGAAGTAAGCAAATGGGTTCTTAGACTTGTCAGGATCAAAGTTATCAACATACTGAATACAGTTTTCTATACCATCAGAAATCATCTCTTCTCTGAATGAGTATGATATGAAGTTAGGTTTTCTTGATAGATGTTCTGCAATCTTCAAGAAACATGCACCAATGTAGTTTGACAGTCTAGGTTTTTCTTTATCGGTCTCTTTGGCTTCTTTGACCTTCAGACGATACTCTATGATTGCCTGTAGAAAGTCGGCATTGTTTACATAGTGTTTTGGGTTTGCGGCCATAATGTTTTCCTGGTAATATTATAAAATTTCACTTGACAAGATTGTCATCAATGCAGTATACTAACTGTGTTCCGTTTGAAGTTAATGTATTGGATTGTTCTTTAGGACCTCTGATACCATCTCATCATATTCTTCAATCTCTTCTTCTCTCAACCTATTTAAAGCATATCTGATTTGTTCATCTTGCAGAATCAAACGATTCTGCTCACTATCAACAATGGTATTGTAGTGGTCAACGAGTTCTTCTTTTGGGTTCACAACTGTAAGAATATCAGCACAATGTATTTGAGCAATATTCTCTTCAATCAATTCAATTGGTAACCAAGGACTTATATGCATTGCATTTTGTCCTGTAGGCATTCTCTTAAAGACAAGACGCATTGGGTTTGAAAGCAATGCTGTACCATCAGAAGAGTCTTCAATAAAATCAGCAAGAACATCTTCTCCCGTAACTAGACGGACTATCTTGACATTTAGATTATCAGGTTTTGAGGTCAATGTTGTAGAATTTGTAATTAAATTTTTCGTCATCGTATATTTTAACACGCTCTATGAAATGTTGCAATGTATAATTGGCATGTTTACCTATTCTGAAATCATCTGATATATCAAACAATACTGCCTTTTCTTTGTTTTCACCTATTCGTAAACCTCTACCTATAGATTGAAGATTCCGAATACGAGACTTTGAAGGAGAAGCAAAGATAATATTATGGAGATTGCGAATGTTGACGCCAGTAGAAAAAGTGCCATAAGAAGCAACAATAATGGCATCATTTTCTTTTTCAGTGATTGCCCTAACTGACTCACGAATCTCAACATCAGTTCCACCAAAGACAAAAAACACTTGTCTTTTTCCTGCGGCTTCTTTGATGTTGGCATACAATTCTTTACCGTGTTTCTCAACAAATTGAAACAGAATTAGGCTATTGCCTTTCAATGAAAGAGCAAGATTCTTAATGAATTCATTTCTTGCTTTGTTCATTACTATGTATTCAATCTCAGTATTGAAGTCCCAGTCTCTTGATTGTTTGCAAATGGCTTCAGGATATTTCAATATCAAACACTTGATGAAAAAATCTGCTAACTGTTTATTGTCAATCAGTTCTTTTGTGGTAGTGACTTGTGTAGCAGGACCAAACAGACCTTCAAGCACAAGTTTATGTGTCTGAGTTCCATCAAGTGTTCCTGTACAACCAATGCGATATTTTGAATTGACAAGACCAGTCATAATCGTTGTCAATGATTTTGCTTTGAATTGGTGTGCCTCATCACCAAGAACAAAATCAAATTGTTCAAAGTACTCAGGTGGATTTTTATAAATCGATTGCCATGTAGTCACTGTCAGAAACTTTTCTGTGACTTTATCTTTACCTGAGTATTGTCTGTGTATGTATTCTTCTGAATCATAACCATATGATTTGAAGTCTGTGAACATCTGTTCAACCAATGATGTTGTTGGTACAATCATCAGACCTTTTCTGTTCTGCATACTGAATTGAAGAAACGATGTTATCAAATAAAGTATCAGAGATTTGCCTGATGCTGTTGGAGATATCAACAACATTCTTTTATTACGAATTGCTTGAGCAAACGCTTTGAGTTGATAGTCTCTTACTTCGTGTGGAAGGTTTAATGATAACGCCCAATCATGGGCTTCTTTCATTGAGAAGTTTTCTGTGACTTCTGAGAATCTATCAACTGAAAGAGTATACTCTCTTTCTTTAGCAAACACACGAATGTGGTCTAACAGACCATGATAGATGTGAAAACTTCTTAGGTCAATTAACCTAATCTTACCATCCCAATATCTTGATTTGTATGCTGGTGTATATTGATAACCAGGAACATAAAATGTGAAGTAGTCTGACAGTTCTTGTGCTACTGATTTCTCACATTCGATATGTAAGAATACTTCATTCACTTTTCTAATTACTAAATCATGCACCCTGTATAAATCTTTCCCATGCTATAAAGTCTCGCAGTTGCCATGTACGATTGTTGAGTTCTTTTAAAATAGCGTTACATGAATCAACCATTTCTTCGTTGAGTGCTTTCTGAGCAATCACACGATTCATGTCTTCATCGCTTTCTAGATATGTAGATATGTCCGATTTGAGAACAAATGGAAATGGTTCCCAACCATGCTCTTTCAATTGGTCATCATCCAATTTACCTGTGTAGTATTCCCACTTCAATCTTTTTATTTTGGCTAACTTGAATTCACAATTCTTGACTTCAAGTTTACTGTTCGATAGAATACGCAGATACTTGCTATGAAGTTTAGGTATGTTTAAAAGTTCTTTGCCTGGTTCTGTTCTGTCCATGTCAGAATCTTTGGTCCACATATCTAACAACTCATTCAATTTATTCATAATTACCTCAGTAATAGTTACACTAATCTGCAACTAGTATAACACAATTTTAAACTTTGTCAATATTAAATACGGTAAATCTGAATGACGCATCGGCAGTAATAACTGCATTGGCATCATCGGTTGTTGACATCATTATAGATGATAGAGTTGTTGGGAAGCAATCGATAAACTTAATTCTATAAGTTGGATTGTTTTTTGAGTTAAGCAAAGTCAATGATGCATCAGAGTATTGAGGAGTTGATGTGTTAATTGCATTTGGTGAAAGTTGTCCTAGATTCTTATACTCTTCAAACTTTGTTGGGAATGTCAATGCACGAATCCAATCGTGAATTTCAAACCATGAAATCAAATCTTCATCTACCAAGAAAGTCACATTGAGTACATCATATATGATTTTCTCTCCAGGTCTGAAGATATCAACAAATGGTGTTGATTGTGGAATTTCTGATAGAGACACTCCAGGCAAATTCACTGACTGGCAGAAATATTGCATTGCTGGTGCTCTAAGAAATGTCAATAGAAACTTGTTCGATTGGAAGAAGTTTGTATTATCGGGGGTTCTGTTAAGTGCTGTCATATGTGTATTTATAAGCAAAAAAAAGAGGGACCGAAGTCCCTCTTTCAAATACCACTCTTGAAGGTGGTTTATTAATTACATCAAGTTCGTTACTTTGAATGAACGATAGTAATTGTTGCTTTGTGCTGTCAATGCACCATAGCTTTGAGTGGTACCGTTTGCGAATGGGTTTGCAACCAATCCGTAACGAGTTTTGAAACCAATCTTTGGTTGGAATGTTGAAGTATCAACAGCACGAACCATTTGCAATGGAACATATGGGCAGTAGAAAATACCAGCATCATATGCGTTAGTACCTTTGTAACCAACAACAGCGAATTCAGAAGAACCAGTTGCTGTGAAATACGGATCGATGTACACTTTGATACGACCAAACATAGTACCTGCAAAAGTATTACCTGTATCGTCAACTGTCAAGTTAACTTGAGAGTTCAATGCAGAGTTGTAATCAAGAACACCAGCCATAGCCAATGCAGATGCTACATCTGAAGAAACGATAAGGATGTTACCTTTACCACGGCGAGTTGTTTTAGCAATCGCATTAGCTTCTCTTTCGATTTGGAAAGTCAAACCTTTGATTTTTTCAACCATCCAACGACCGTTAGAGTCAGTGTCAAGGTC